ATATACAAGGTGGTGTACGCTGTGGCAAAATACCTGCAAAGGAACTGGCTAATCTTTCTGATGAAGAAAGAATGAAACAGAAAGCAATAAAGTGCTATCGTTTAGTTTATGGTTTAGTTTCTTTTAAAGGTAGCCTTCCAGGTGGAGCTGATGCAGAGGTAACTAACTTGCCTGTACTATGGAAAGTAACAGGCAGTAACTTTAAACCTGTTGGCGAGGCAATAGAAAGTCTTAGACGCAGAGGTAAGGTGATGTTTAATCATACGCTTACACTTAAAAGTAAAAAGAAAAAGGCTGGAAGTAATGTATTCTACGTGTCTGATATAAGTGTAGACTCAGATGAAGTACAGTTTTCTGATAAAGAAAAAGAAATTCTTCTTGCTTTCCAAGACACTATCAACACAGAAAATGAGGAGATAGTAGAACTTTGGAGACAAGCCAAGAAAGCTGAACCTGTATCCGTACAGGCGGTAGAGGCAGAGTTTGATGATGATCCTATTGAAGTATTGTCGTCATGAGTTCGGACATCCTAGAAAAAGTTAGGGTGTTTTTGGAGGCTGCTAATAAAGATGCAGTCGAGGTATCCGATGACTTGATCACTCAGTTTGGTGACGCTTGCATGGAATCATTCCGCAAGCAATTCACTGACCAAAGAAATAAAGAGTTTGGTCTTAGGGCATCAAGCATCGGTAGGCCTTTATGCCAATTGCAGATGGAAAAGAAAGGTATTAAAGGTGAGTCGCAACCATATAATGTTAAGATGAGAAATTTATTTGGAGATCTTATAGAGCAAGCGGCAATGATTATTATGAAAGCATCTGGTGTAGAAATACAATCAGAGCAAACAAAGACTGAATATAAACTTGACGATGTTACTGTAAATGGTACTCTTGATGTGGAGATTGAGGATAAGGTATGGGATATTAAAAGCGCATCACCATGGTCATTTACTAATAAGTTTGGAGAGAATGGTGGCTTTCATGCAGTAGCAAGTGATGACTTGTTTGGATATCTAGCACAAGGATATATGTATGCAGAGGCTAGACAAAAACCATTTGGCGGATGGATAGCTATAAATAAATCAACTGGAGAATGGGCACTAACTGAGGCTCCTTTAGCTGATGATGAATACAAAGAACATGCATTGAGTACTATTGATAATAATATTAGAGCTATAAATTTAGATAAGAAATTTAAAAGATGTTTCAAAGCCGAAGACGAATACTTTAGAAAACAAAAGACAGGTAATAAAGTATTAGGAACGGCATGCAGTTTCTGCCCTTACAAGTTTCCTTGTTGGGGAGAAAACTTGCAGCTGCTACCACAACAGCAGTCGCAAGGTAAAAACCCCAAGTGGGTTTGGTACACTGAAGTCAATAATCCTAGGGTAGAGGACGATGGCTACTAGTGTACGCAGTCGAAAAGCCAAGGGGCGAAGGCTACAAAACTGGGTTAGGGACGTGCTATTAAGTACGTTCCCTAACTTAAAGAAAGACGAAGATGTTTCTTGTGCTATCATGGGCGAATCAGGTATTGATGTTAAGTTATCTAGATTTGCACAAGGACTATTTCCATTTTCTATTGAGTGTAAAAACAAAGAAACATGGAAAGGTTTGTATGATGCATATGACCAAGCAATATCTAATGCTAACTTAGAGCCTGTTGTGGTATTAAAGATGAATAAAAGAGATCCATTGATTGTGCTTGACTTTAAAAAGTTTGTTGCTATAATCAAAGAATCAAACATGAAAACTAACTTAGGAGACTTATTATGATGGTTACATTTCCACAAGGAATAACTGATGAAGAAATAGAAACTTTATCAGAACAAGCACAAGAAGAGGTAGACACTGCCTTACATGACTTAGCAGTCAAAAGAAAAAAGTTAATAGAAGCTGGCGTGCCAGAAGAAGATAAAGAAATAAGAGAGCTTGATGCTCTGATTGAGGTTATATAATGGACTTTGATAAACCAATAGATATATTTCAATCTGTATCTGTAATTATAACGCCACATGATAAAGGATTTACATGTGGTATAATAGATCCAAAGTCACCTGATGATAGAGATGTGTGCTCTTATATAGCAAAAGGTTTGGTTCGTTTTGTTACATCAAATCCAGACCTCATATACGAAGAGGGTATGTATGGATTTAAAGAAGATGAGTCCGAACCAAAAGAAACGGACCTAGATAATGTTATAGATATTTTAACTTGGAAAAAAGGAGACTTACACTAATGACAACTCACTTAGTAATAGGAGACCCCCATTGTACACCTAGTGCTAGTAATGAAAGATTTACTTGGGCAGGACGAATGGCTAAAGATTTAAAGGTAGATAAAGTTATTTGTATGGGAGACTTTGCTAGTATGGATTCTATGTCTAGCTATGATAAAAAGAAGAAATCTTTTGAGGGTAGGAGATATAAAAAAGATATAGAGCATACACATGACGCACTACAAAAATTTAATGATGGTCTAGGCAAGTATGAGCCAGAGATGCATATGCTACTGGGTAATCATGAAGATAGGATTGATCGTATGGTAGAGGATAATCCAGAGCTTGAAGGCCACATGACTATAGATGATCTAAAGTATCCTGAATATGGATGGCATACCTATGATTACAGATATCCTGCTGTGATCGATGGAGTATACTACTCCCATAACTTTCCTAGTGGTGTTATGGGCACAGCTATATCAGGTGAGAACATGGCCAGATCTTTAGTAAATAAAAATAAAGTATCTTCTACTGTTGGGCACTCTCATCTATTAGATTATGCTATTGCGTCACAGCCATCTGGTAAAAAGATAATGGGATTATCTGCAGGTTGCTACTTGACTCATAGAGAAAAGTACGCATATAACACACAGAGACTATGGTGGTCTGGATTAATTGTAAAACGAAATGTAAAAGGTGGGGAGTATGATATTGAGACTGTCCATATTAACGAGGTAAAGAAAAGATATGGAAGACGTAGTTAACTTTCCTAAACATTATCGCCAGTCAAAGACTGAGACTATTGATCTAATCAAAGAGTCAATGACTACTGAAGAGTTTCATGGTTATCTCAAAGGTGCATGTATGAAATACATGTCAAGGTACAAGTATAAAGGACAGCCTGTTCAAGATTTAGAGAAGGCAGAATGGTACTTGAGGAGATTAATCGTAGAAGTTTTAGAACAAGATGTAGAAAAGCAACAAAAGGAGTATCCAGATGAATAGAATGTAGCAAATAACGTTTAAACGCTCATATCTTAACGTATAATAACAAGTGGTATGGGCTGGTATGTTGGTATCAAAACACACAAACTTGCTCATATTTGAGCGTCTCAGAAAGAAAAATTTAATAAAAGGAGAATAAAATGGCAGAAAAACAACAAGAGCCACAGAATTTAGATAAACAATATATTATATCTGGATCTCAAGTTCAAAGCATACTTCGGTATCTATTTACAAGACCTTATGGAGAAGTAGTACAGGGTATTGAAGTGCTATCAAAAGGATTAAGAGAACTTGATCCTAATATAGGTGCTGACTTTGTAGCAAAACCTACAGACAATGCCAAGAAGTAACTCAGAACTTTTTACCATGAAAGTTTCTCTGACTAACAATAGTCAGATAGCAATTGATCTTGACTACATTCAGCCAAGTATGCTAAAAGATTCGTTAGAAGATATAGATGAAATTTTTTATGCAAACTTATTGGCGAGTGTGGTCAAGCATTGCATTGAAACAAGTCAACGACTTAATGGTGATATTAAACAATTAATTGAAAGGATATAATGAATAACGTGGCAAGAGCTGAAGTCCCAAATAGAATGAGAAGTACAACTATCCGTATGAATATAGATGATAGAAGAGTGTTAGCAATAGTAGACTACACTGTAAATGAGTTAGGCATTTTGCCTATGGCTGTGTGGATTAAGGTAAGACCAACAGAGTCTACTTTAGATAGAGAACTGAGGGCATCGGGTAAGATGATATCTTTATTGCTACAGTATGGTTGTAGCTTTAAAGAAGTGGCAGAAACTTTAACTAAGGATTCAATAGTAGGCTCTGCTGTAACCTACTTACATAAAAATCTTGAAAGTATTTTAAGTGGGGAGCAAGGGGATAAGGTTCCTAGATTAAATACAGATCCGTATAAAATTAAGGATGTGGGTTAGGCTTCAGGAAGAATATCAGGACCATACTCATCAAGCATCTTTTGTTTTCTTTTTCCTAAAGGATCGTATGGGTCAGGTTTTCTATACTCTTCTTTACGCAGCTCTAAAAGATTTTTCTCTGATTTTTGTAATGATATATCTAAATATGCACGCATTTTAGCAAATGCCTCTTCTTCGGCATCTTTTAATTCTTGTTCAGTTGGCTCACGATCTGTTCCAAATCTTTGTTGAAAACCATATCTTGCAATCTCCTCAATATTATCATAAAAATAAGTTACATCAACTCCGCCATCTTCATCTATTATTTTGCTAATATCAAATTCGTTTGGTAATGGTGCTTCGTTTGGTAATGGTGCTGCTTTGCCATATGATGGTGATGGCCCCATAGATGATGGTGTTTCTTGTTCTTCATCTTTATCTCCAAAGAAAAAATTAAGTAACTTCTCACCGCCAGAGGGTTTGTCTGGAGTTGCTGGGTTTCTAAAAAAGAATCCTGCAGGTTCTGCTTTACCTATCTCAACATTCTTTGCACCCTTCTCAGCTTTCTTAATTGGCTTAGTTACGAGAGATGCTTTTGCCATACCTTTAAAAAAGAACTCATTAAAATCTTTATTTCTGCCAGTTAAAGGTTTCATATTGCCTGACTCTGGATCTCTGAAAGATCTCTTGTATTCTTTCATCATAGTTGTTTCATCTCCAGCAAACAGTGCCTCTGTAAATTTAGGAAAGGCTTCAAGACTTCCTAAATTAAATTGCATATCTACTAGCATTTGTTTACGCCTATCATCAAGATCTAAAAACTGTCTACCAAACGTATTTGCAAGTTGATCGTATGCTTTTGAGAGATCTCTTTTTAATATTTCATCTGCTTGTTCTATAGTTAAATTTTCAATATCGTAACCATAAATTTTTCCTGATTCACGTTCTTTATCTGTTATTACATGACCATATCCTATAGTTTTTTTATTAGTGTCGCTTTCATTTGCATCTACATATTCTAACATTGAAACATCTCCACCTAACAACTGAGCGTTCTCTACTTTCTTCATGTAGTTTACAAAATTTTCATCCTCATCTGCTTGTGGTTTAGTTCTACTACTTTTTCTTGGCTCTGCAAATTTAAATTTAGCCTCAAGTTTTGGTCTGTTATCTTGAAAGGGACCACGTTTAGGTATTTCAGGTTTTCTTTCAGGCAACATCGGTTCAGTATTAGAACCGCCATCTGAAAGTTGCATAAGACCACTAGTAGTTTTAGCATCTAGTATACTAACCTTGCCTTCTCCAGTTGGCACTACAAGTTCAGCACCTTTTTCTCCAACAAGTATTGGGCCACTTACTTCTTTATCTTTCACACCATCAGCCGCATATTCAACAGGCCTCATGACTAAACTTTCACCTTGAGGTGTTTCTTGTCTTTCAGTACGCATGCCTGTTTGTTTTTCTTTTGTAGTTTCTTCAGATGATTTAACTGTGTCTCTAGTTTCAGCAACTCTAGATCTTGATGCTTTCTGTAAATTTTGCATCATATTAAATACTTGATTTTTGTCCACAACATAATCTGGTTGTGGAGTATCCGTTAAACTTTTTTGTGTGCTAACATCAGGTGTCGTATCGAGTACATTAGATGCAGGTGCCATAATACTTTGACCAACAGGCGTTGGCTGTACTAAACTTTTATCTAAATCTCTTTGAGTAAATATTCTTTTTGGTGCTAATGTGTCTACCATGTTTGCTCCTAGTTCAGTAATGGATTTGATTGCATAGCTTTTAGTTCTTCTATCTTTGCATCAAGATATTCTAATGCAGCCCCATTAATTTTGATATCACCTTTCAGTGCTTCCAATTGTTTTATAATATCAGATAAATCTACTTCCTGATTTATTACAAACTCTGTATTTTCTAACTGTGCTATCCTATTATTAAACTCACCCCACGCCATAAAGCCTCCACCAATGGCTCCAATAACGCCTGCGAGTGCGGCATAACTAGCTAGTTTATTGAATATTCCTTGCATTTAATAACTCCTTTAATTTTTTATATGCTTCATTTGTTTTTTGTTTTGCATTGTTTACTTTAATTTGATATTGCACTACAGGATCTGTATCTGCTATACTTACTTGTGCAACGTAAATAGGTTTGCTGTAGCTATCAAGGCTAGCTTGTAGAAAAAAATCTTGATTGCCTGATGGCAATTGCCTAGTATCAAACAATGCCAAATTAGTATTAAAGTAAGATGACATATCAGGTTCTTGAGATATCATTTCTCTACTGACCACTTCATTTATAACCGTTAGTGTTGCATCTATTTGTTGTGCAACATTTTTTATTTTACTTTGTATAGCCTGTTCAATCTTTGCAACCTTAATATCTAGATCAACTTCCACGTCTCCTTTAGGTTCTGTTCCTGGCTCTTCTGCAACTTCTGTAGGTCCTTCTTCAATTGGCTCCTCGATAACTTCTTCTTGTTCGGCAACTTCTGTTGTTGGTTTTGGTTCGTTTGCAGTAGGCTCTTCGCTACTGGGTTGCTCTTCAATTTCATTGACTACTTCTTCCGTTGGTTCTTCTTCGATAACCTCTTCTTGGATACTTTCTTCTTGTACGACTTCTTCTTGGATTGTTTCTTGCACTGGCATACTGGGTTCTTCTTGCATGGGCATAACTTCTTCTTCAACCATGGCAATTTCTTCAATAGGTTCTTCAAAATATTCTTCAACTTCATCTATAAACTCCTCTTGCATTTCGTCTGTAAATTCTTCTACAAACATTGTTTCAGGTACTGCTTCATATATCTCTTCAATTACTGGTATTTCTTCAAGCATTTCTATTGGCGGTAAAGCATCAAACATTTCTATTTCTTCTACCAACATAATGTCTTCTGGAAAAAAGACTTCCAATTCAGGCTCTTCGTAATAGTCAGTTTGAAAGTAATCCTCTTCAAAAAAAAATTCATCAAGTGCTAATATTTCAAATGTATCTTCTTCTATTATAATCTCATCTTCAAAGATATCATTAAACTCATAGTCTATCTCCACATACTCAGGTAAAAATGTATCTTCTGGCACTTCAAAGTCAACTATAATAGTATCTATCTCTTCAATAATATCCTGAACATCTTCTATCTCTTCCTGACCTGGACACGTTGGTGGTGTCTGTTGCCAACAATATGTGATCTCGCTTACAGTTGTACTAGACAGGGCTGTATAATCTATCCTGGCTGATGGGTCTCGCACATCCACGCCCGCATGCCCTCCATTATAACCTGCTTGATTGTTGTTTATAATATCAAAATCAAATCTATAGGTTGCTGTGCCGTGTGTCATATTGACATCAGGATTAACTACTAAAGTATTACCATATGGATTTACCTGATAGCTAGAGTTTGTAGTGTCTTCAAAAGTTGTGCTTTGTGTTGTGGTGTCGATACCATTACTAATAGATTGTGTCATTGTAACAGTAGATTCAACCTGATTCCACCACCTGATATTAGCTGTAAAGTTTGAAGTAAAACCTAGTTTTAGTTCTTCTAGTGAAACATAATCTTCTGAATCTATTGAAGTTTCTGCATACTTACCCTCTTTACCAGTTAACCAAGTTGAGTGATTGAGATCAGAATTATCTGGAAACATAGTACCATTCCAAGTACCATCAGCAAAATCTTGGCTTATCAAGTTATTACTAGTAACAGGATTACCTGTTGTCACAGTTGTGACAGTAGTAAAATCTCCCACATTGGGCGTGTCGGGTATGACTACAACAGTATCAGCACTAATCGTTACCGAGTTTAATACGATTGCCGTTACCGTCAGTAATAATTTGTTCATCTGGGTTAGCCTCTTGTTCTAATTCTATTGCAATTTTATTATCAACTCTTTGCATATAATTAAGAGCCTTAGTATATTCTTCGTAGTCTGGTCTTTGCTGATCATATTTATTCCATTCAGCTAGAGCTTCATCGCCTATCTTTCCTTGGAACGGACAAGGTGTGCCTGCCATGACCATGCTTTGAAATACTCTTGCATCTTGGCATAATATAGCAACAGCACTAACCTTCATATTAAAATCAAACAAAAGTTTAGCTAACTTCATACGTTCACAATTCATATCACGCTTTGTAATACCTATACTGCCACCTATTAATGGTTTTTGTATTCCTATACCAACACCAACAGTACACAAATCTTGAGACATAGCAGAGATGCCAGGAGCAGATGCTGAAGGCACAGTTCTAGTGTCTCCTGTATAGGAGTTGTTATTGTTGTTGGTTGTATTAGTTGTGGTTGTACTTTGAGAAGATCCTGATTGATAGTTTGTTGTTGCTTCACTGTGATATCCTCCTGTTATGGCCGTATTACTTGATGATGATCCAGAAGTTACCTGATCATTTGTGGTACTACCAGCACCAGTTACGTCTGCCATAGCAGAATCCATTAATGCGCTAAAGGCCCACAACATACAGACTGTAATAACTACAGCTACGCCTATACTTCTAATCATACTTCTTCTCCGTATCTGCTTTCGCAATAAAATTCAAAACTTTTTAATTGGTTAGGGTAGTCAAGAACATGTTGTTTTAACAGATCAATTTTATTCTCATGGATATAGCTATGACAACTCCAATCATCATTAAACTGTTTAAGTTTATATTCTCTCTCCACTAGTACATCTGTGCCATGAAACATTAACATTACCGTAATTACCCAATACATTATTTTTTAACTAACGACCCTCCAAAATATAGGCCTATAATTGCAGACACTAAATTAGTATCTAATGGTGTAATTACTATACCTTTATGTGCCATTGGTACCCACTGCATTACATCTTTACCTTCAAAGAATAAGAAACCTGGTTTAAACTCTGTATAACCTACGATAACGTGTGCATCGGGTGTAACTAATGGTAGGATCTTCGGCAAGACCACAATAGCGAATACAGCCGTTAAAGCGATAATACGCCTAGTCCATTGAAAACCTACATTTTCATATTCTCTAGCTTCTTTAAAAGCCGCTGTTTGTACTTCAGCTCTTTGTATAAGCATTTTTTGTTCAGCTTGTTTTGCTTTAATGGACTGACTCCAGATGGACATCACCCCTCCTAAGACTGTAGATCCTAGCATAGTAATCATTTCAAATGGCATTTTTATCTCCTCTATTCTGAACCTGGCGGATATGCCAGTTTAATATTATTATTATGTATAACTGATCTTATAAAATCATCTCTTGTCATATTGTATCTTTCACCATAGGCTTTTAATCTGCTTAATACGGTGTTACTTTGAACTTCCATTCTGTTTACAACCTTTTCTATAAACTGTTCTTGGGTATATCCTAAATCTATAGCAGCATCTGTAAAGAACATAATGCTTTCATAGAAACCATCGTATCCATTATCTGCTGCTTGTGTTACTAATGCATCAATTTTATCTCTATGGTTCATACTAATCTTTGTACTTTGCCATATACTTTTTAATATAATTGATTCTTCAAAAGAACGACCACCTAAATATCTTTTCCAAAATCCTCCAATGTCTCTCTCTATCTGCCCATACATTTTTTTATATGGATTGCTAACAATATATCTACCATTTTTAAACTCCATATATCTACCTCTAGCTTCAGTTATAGGCTCACCTTTTAAAATTTCAGGGTCAGGTGTTGCTGGAAAAAGGTCTATTCCTGCAAATGTAATAGCGGGGGACACACCAGCAAATCTTCTTTCAACTTCTGCTAATAAAACAGGAGGTGATGTTGCTTTTAAAAATTTGTATATATCAACATCAGTTAATCTGCCAGTAGCTCCCTTCATAACCATGTTAAAAGTATTACCTATAACACCTTCATTTGTTTTTGAAGTATAACCAAATAGAAAATCTAATGTTGGTAAACTAAATATGTCTCCTACTCCAATGCCTGGAGCTGCTAGTGTTGAGGACACATCAGCATTTACTAAGGCAGACGGTACTCCAAACTTTTGCTCTACTGGTATATCTAATTTTAAAACCATTTCTGTGTATTCTGGTATTCTATATTGACCAGGATTTTTTACTCCAGCAGCTTTTAATCCACCTTGTACTGCTTTGTCCATTTGCTTTAATAAAAAATCAATTTGATTAACAGCCATAATGCCAAACATTCCAGCTGTCATTACCATACTTACAGCATGCATCATCAAAGGAGTTGCCTCTGCTGAAAATGACCCTTTTGCAAAACCTTTTAAACCACCACCATGTTTTTGTATACCTTTAGAATATGTTCTTGCATACTGTGCAACTTGTCCAAAGTAGTTGTGTTGAAATGTTTTAAATAAACCAAACAAAGATCCTACAGTTCCTAAACCTTGGTGAGTGTACATCATTGGTCTATTAGTAAAGTTATATTCAACCATCATATTATCTGTCATCCACTTTGCAGTATTAAACATATTTTGTTTACCATTAGCTACATCATATTTACCACTCTTTAAGAAAGAGTAGTTCATAGCTAATGCAGTTAATCTACTATGCCTCTCTGCCATTTCTGACAATCTTTTACCAGTGCTACGTTCCCAAATTTTTGTTCTTATTTCTTCAGACATGGTTCTAATTCTTTCACCAGTCCTTGCATCAATACCAAATTCTTTTAAAAATTTAGTATCAATAGTACCACTTTTAATTGCATCAGTGATTAACTCTCTAAATTCTTTTGTTGGCTTAAAAGGTAAATAAGACCCTTCAACCATAGCCTTACCAACATCTCCTTTAATCCCATACTCTACTTTCATAAACTGTAATCTTTGTGCACCCATTTGATATGGCTGTACAATTTGTGAGTATAAGAATCTTGGGTTAAAAAATAGTAATGCTTTATGTAGCGTAAAAGAGTTAGCATATTGTATTGCTTTTTGAAAAGTTCCAGGGCTACCAAATTTTTTAAATATAGCAGAGTCTGCTATTGTCTCTATTAACTTGTCTCCTTTTTTAGCAAAGTAACTAGCATCTCTACCAAAAGCATTATCTACATATTTTTTAGCAAATGAAACTTGTTGTGGTATTAAATCATTAAACTTACTTCTGCCACCTATTACAGGTTCTATTCTTCCTCTAAATCTTATAGCCTCTGCACCTCTTACAGCACCATCAACATAACCAATGTATGCATCAGTAAAGTCTTCTAACAATCTACGACCTTCTTTACCAGTACCTACATATCCGCCTACATCTTTTCTTGCTACTTTTCTAGCACCAAAACCTCTTGCAGCTAAGTAATCAACTTGTGCTTCTTTAAGTAATGCAGCTACATCTGGATTTTTTTTATCCCATAATCTAATTGACTCATCAAAAGATAGATTCATATTTTCTCTTCTACCAACTGATAAATCAGATTTTAATTCATAGTTAACAACATGATTTTTGTATTGAGGATTAGCTTTTATAAATGTATCATAAATGCCATACACTTCTTTTTCAGTTTTACCAGCTATAGCATGAATCATTTGCCCTTCTTTGCCAGGCTCTTTAATATATATTCTATGCCTACCATTCCAAACTCTAGGAAAATAGTTAGGTCTTTCTGGTATTATAGTAGCACCAACTTCTGGATTTTCTTTTACAGATCTGTTGTGATATATTCTAGCTTCTGCAAGTCCTCTATCTAAGTTTCTAATAATATCTACTTCTTGTTTAGTTAACTTAAACTCTGATGCCATTCTATCATATGTCATTTGGAACACATAAGATCCGTCCTCTCTCTTAGACAATAATAATTTTTCTACTTTTTCTTTCTTCGCTTTTTTACCGCCTGCAGCTAACATGGCTCTTTTCTCCATGATAACCTCACGTTTTACCATAGCTTTTATAATTCTATTAGCTGTCTCTACTCCTTCTTTTTTACCTTTTTGTTTTAGTAATAATTCAAATTGAGTCCAGGCACCTTCTTTACTTTTAAAAGTTTTTATTTTACCAAGAATATTACCAAAACTATACAGCACACCACCTTGTGTTATGCCAGGATTCTCTTCAATAAATCTAGTTTTATCTGGCTTGTAAGTAGGATCTATTAATCGTTTATATAGTATGTCATCTTTACCTGCTTCAATAGCACGTTGAGTATTTTTAACACCAGTAGTTACAAATCGCATGAAAGCATTTTTTGATGGGTCTCCTGCAAGTTTAGCAGGTAATCCAAATGTTTCTGCAAAATTAAATATCTTACCAGTAAGCCCACCTATTTTACCAGTTAAATCTACTTCAATAGGATTGCCTTGTTTGTCTAACTTAATTTTACCTTTTGTATCTAATAGCGCATTCTCAAGTTCTCTAAAATGTTTAAAGGGAGACTCACCTGGATCTGGTCTTAAGTTAATACTAGCAACTGCAAGTCTACCCATAGCCTTTTGGGTTTTATCTATAGCTTTTTGATAAGATGTAAGTCTTTTATTTAAATTATTTTCTTTTTTAGTTTTAAGTTCTACTATCTTTGGTAGCAATTCTTTTGCCCAAGCATCACTTTTTTTTCTAGATTTAGCTATTGCCTGTATTTGACTAAGTTTAACTTCTACTTTAGCACCATCTCCTAAAAATTTTAAACCATATCTTTGTGAAAGATCTCTAGCAATACTTACATTTTCTGCAGCAACCTTACTGTTACTAGTTCTAGCTGATAGTACTAAGTTAAGTTCATCAAAAGATGATTTTGGTTTTTTTACTTCTGGTGTTTTTCTAGTAGGCACAACATTTTTAGTTCTAGCATTTATGTGTACAGTTAAATCTAAAAATTTACCATCTAAAATAACTTGGTCTCTAGGTATAGACACTTTTTCTGTTACTGGTTTTTCTCCTTTAGTAACATCAATCTCTTCTTTTTTTGTTTCTGGTTTGGTTCTTTTAAAAGGTATTAGTTCTTTACCATTTTCAATAGCACGTTGCGTTGCTTTAGTTGCTATTAAAGGTTCAACGTTACCAGTATCTCTCATTACCTTATCACGTTTATCTCTTTTAGTTAGTTCTTTTTTTGATAACTCAGCAAACTCAAAAGGTAATGGTTCTATTTCTTTATGGTATCCCTTACCATTAGTTTTTATAAATTTAGTTAATGGCTCTGCATGTGCAGACAATCTAGCACTATCGTGAGTAATGGACGAATATGCAGGTGTGGATGTAAATGCAGCTTTAGGAGGAGCAGTAAATGCACCTTCACCTTGTCTTTTAAGACCTATCATAGGTCCAGCAAAACCTAATCCTGCAAGTGTAATAGCACCAGATATAACTTCTGTTGTGCCACCCCCATGCATTTTAGCAGATGCAGCACCAATAGCACCTAATGCTATAGATCTTGTTGCCCAACCATTTAACTTACCTACACTACCAAATGCAGCACCTTCTATGGCACCCATTGCAGTGTTACTAAATACTTTTGCCCAAGGCTGTTCGTATGAGCCTAAGAATCCTACTGTACCAAATGCAAGTGCAGATCCACCAACAACTGCACCAGGAATACCAACTGCAGCTAGTCCTCCTATGGCTGCCGCTGTATAGGCACCATATTCAGCTATCATTATAGGTGCACCAGCAAATCCTGCAACAACTTGTTCTGCTATTGTATCAGGAACATAGTCTTGACCTAAGTTAAACATATGTTCAGGGCCAAGAGTTTCTGCAGTATCTCTTAAATAATCTTCAAAACTATCTATACCTGCTAGTGCGTAGAATGCAATATTCTTTAATGAACTTTCATCTAATGAATTTTTAAATTTTTCTTTTTCAAGAAACTGTTTCTTTAATGCTTCTCTTTCTGCTAATGTACCTTGGTTGGTATCTAAAGCTATATTTTCTCCATTAACATAATCAAATTTCCATTGATCAGGATTGTATCCTAATTTTTCTAAAGTATAATCTGCTAAAGAATCTGTCCATCCAGGCACACCGCTAAAATTATACACAGCACCAGATAGCGCACTAGAAAATCCATACTTTGCAGCCTTACCTAATTCAGTAGTCTTAGGCTCTTCCATAAATGGCATGTAATCTAAGTTTAACTTTTCTTGTATAGTCCCTGCATCATCACTAAAGTAATTAACTTTTTCTAATACAGGATAGCTATATCCAGGTGCATTATATAGAACTCTATTTTCACGTTCTTCAAAAGGTACCTCTGTGATACTCTTAATCTTACCGTATTCGGCCATGTACTACTCTCTATCTTTTACTAGTTTTTGTATTTTAGGTAGTTGTTTTATTAAATCTTCTCCAATAGTATTATAGAATCTTAAGTCTATACCATATTGTTGTTCTGGATCTCTCGGATTTCTTTGATCTTCTGGATAGTCAGATGCTTTTGGCTTTTCTCCTATTGAGTTAACAAAAGATTCCCAAGCTGACATATTTTCTTTAGCCCAATTTATTAATTCTGGATTAGTTACAAATGAAGCACCTCTACCTTGACCCTTTTTTATTGTTAATTCAGGCGGTAAGAAATTTTCATAATTATCTCTATTTATACTTTTAGGTAATATTTCTGTTTCTTGTTTTTTTTCTGTTATTTTTTTACTATCTTCATATGCTTTAAATTCTTCATCAGACATAACTAAGAATGGTTTTATAGCTTCCATACCACCAGAGTTTAATATTATTTGTTCTTTTAAATTTTCTCGTGCTTGTGCGTCCATACCAGAAAATATACCAGAGTTTCCTGGTTTTAATTGTGTAATACCGTCTGGACCATACACACCAAATAAATCTCTAGAATCCACCACATCAATAGTTTCATATATATCTTTTTTATCTACAACTTGTAAACCTCCATCAGATAGTATTTGTGGGTTAACAGCAGCTAGTACTTGCTTTTCTACAAATGGTGACTCTTCATTTTCTTGAACTGGAACTTTTGCCATTACATCAAACTGATCATCATCTCCAACATTTACAAATCTATTAAATAGATCATAGTAACCTTGCCTACTATATTCTAATTTAGCAGTTTCCCTAAATTGATTTTCTATATTGTGCACCACACTTCTTAAAGGTACATCTACTCCGTTTACGTCTATCATTTTTTCTTGATCAGTTCCTTGTATTTTAAAACCAGCTATTGCCTCTTTAAGTGCTTGAGATTCTGGTGCTAATGGGTCTCTCATAGCCTGATCTTTTAATTGATTAACACGATCAAGTACTGCTCTATCTAGTGCAGTTAAAGAGTTCATTACACTATCTCTAGTTATTCTGCCATTTGCTCTCAGTATATCAATAGCTTCATCTGTAGTTTCAACATTTCCATTTTGTAACTTTATAGTTTTTGCAGTGTCTAATAGATAACTAAATTTGTATCTTTCTCTTAGTAACTCATCTTGATTAGTTACACCAGGTATAGCATTTATTGCTGCCATATTTAAATCCTCTGCACTTAGCACTGGAGACCAGTTAACTGTCTGTGACATTTTTGCTATATCTACACTGGTTAAATCTTGCATAGTTGCTTGATCCACAATATCATTTATGTTAGTCATAAATTGTTCTTGTGAAACTCTGCCTGTTTGGAACTCATCTCTTTGTAAAGTTTTTTCTCTAACCATTCCAGGTTGAACAGTTTTATCTATAAATAATTTTGTATTATTTTCGCCAGCTAAATTAGAAAGTCCTGCATTTACTTGTTTATTATATTTATCTTGTTGTTGTTTTATAATATCTCCAGCAGTAACGTCCTGACCATACGCTTCATAAATACTTTTTATCTGAGGAGTTTCTCCTGTAATATCAGCACCAGGAACAAATTTTCTATCTCTGCCTTCTCCAACTATATCACCAAGTAATCCAGTAGATAGTAGAGAATCAATTTCATCAAATCTTTTTGTAATATCTTGAGACTTAAATATGCCTCTATTTCTTGTATATAAAAGTGCTAAGTCGTCTTCTTTATCTGCACCATATCTATCCTTTAAAATATTGTAGTTACTTACCATTAAATTATACGTTTGATTTTGTATATTTGATTCATTAGTAAGTTGATTTCTAGAAGTATTAATTGCATCTGTAACTAATGTAGAATTTACACCTTCTGCTTCTTCAATCGCCTGCTCTTCTTTTTTTTTCTCTTTAGCCATAAGGCCAACTTTTGCACTTAAAGCGCCTGTTGCAAGTGGTACTAGTAATCTTTTTAAATCAACCATTATTCATCCTCTTCTTTTGTTGGTCGTGACATTAAACTTTCTGTAGGTTCTTTTTCTTCTGCAGCCTCTTTTATTTTAGTTAAATCTTTTTCAGTTTTTTCAGATAAAAATTTTATAAACTTAGCATCTGCCATACCTACTTCAAAGTCATCTTGTTTTTGATTTCTAGGTTTCATACTAAGCCTTAAGTCTTTAATTTCTGCAACTGTGCCTATAGTTAAAACAGCTTCTGTAACCATCGGTGTTAGTAAAAGAGCCACATCAACAGTATATGCGCCAGATTGAAATCCAGCAAATACTATTGATCTTGCAACACCTTCTACAGGAACTCCTGCTTCTAACATCATAATTACGTTTTTAGTATTTTTATCTGTAAATAATCTTTGCATAGTTGCATCTGCAGCTTCTTCTATTGATGTAAATCGTGGCGGTTGTTCCCAAGACCATTTACCAGGAGTATCTGTTAAAGATTGCCCTGGGATAGGAGTGCTAAATTTATCATACGTTGGTTCCATATTATACTCTTCGTCCTGTTTTTACTGTTGCTGATTTTGCTTGAGAGATAGCATTCCTTCT